CAATACTGCAGGAAATATTATGACTAACAACAGAAGTAGACAAGCTGTTGCAGGAGGTAATACAGTTAATCAAACTTTACATTTTGATGTAGGTGTGTCACAAACAGTAAGAAATGAAGTATTAGCGTTAATGCCTACTATTAAAAAGCAGTCTATAGATGCTATGATTGATGCAAAAGAAAGAGGAGGAAGGGTGGCTGACGTTTTTAAATGACAACATATCCATTAACATTTCCAACTACTATAGCACCTAGAGAAACTAATTTTAGGCTAACAAGAATTATGGGTGTAAATGAAAGTATTTATACAGCAACACAACAAGTTTATCAATATACAGGAGAGTATTGGTCATTAGATATTACTATGCCACCTATGAGAACTTCTACTGCTAGAGAATTTGTTTCGTTTCTTGTAAGCCTAAGAGGGCAAGCAGGTACTTTTTATGTTGGAGACTTTGATGCAAAAACAGCACTAGGAACTGCAGGAAGTTCTGCAGGTACTCCTTTAGTAAATGGAGCAGATCAGACAGGGAATACTTTAGTCTGTGATGGTGCTCCTAATAATCAGACAGGTTATTTAAAAGCAGGAGATTATATACAGATTGGGTCTGGATCGGCACAAAGATTACATATGGTTGTAGCAGATTCTAACTCAGATGGAAGTGGAAACTTTACGCTATCAATTGAACCTGCTTTAAGAACATCTCCTACAAATAATACTGCTATTACAGTAGCTAATACAAAAGGTGTTTTTAGATTATCTACAAATACAGTAGAGTGGAACGCTAACGAAGTTTCTCTATATGGTATTAGTTTGTCAGCAAGAGAGGTTATTGATTTATGAGAACTACATCATCTGCTTTCAGAGCTGTTGCAAGATCAAATAAAATTAAAACTTGTATTCTTGTAGAAGCTACATTCTCCTCTGGTGCAGTTAATCTTTGGAGTGGTTACGGAAACTTAACTTATGATGGAGTTACTTATGCAGGAGCAGGAACTTTATTAGATATTAGTTCTGTTACAGAAACTCTTGAAACTAGGGCAAATGGTTTTAGTGTACAACTTAATGGATTAGATTCAAGTATATTAGCTATAGCATTAGCAGAACCTTATTCTGGTAGACCTTTTAAAGCTAAACTTGGATTTCTTGCACCAGACCCAGATCAAGAAACTACTTTTGCTATAAAAGTACAATCAACTTCTGGAGGTAATAAATATTTTATTGAAGATGAACAACAAGATACAATAGAAGTAAAGTATGGCAATAAATATATTTTTGATACTTCGGATAGTTCTGTTGATGGACATCCTTTTTTACTTTCTACAACAAGCGATGGTACTCACGCAGGGGGAAGTGTCTACAATACAGGTGTGACATACTTTTTAGATGGAGTAGCAACAAGCGAAACAGATTATAAAAATACCACCAACTATAATGCTGCAACAACTAGACAGTTAAAGTTTACTGTTCCTGCAGAAGGTTCTTTTCCAAGTAATTTATATTATTATTGTGGCGTACATAGTGGTATGGGTGGCAGTATAACAGGATATAGTTCTATTATAATTTCTGATCCTTATACTATATTTGATGGATTTATGGATATTATGAAGTTAAATGATAGTGGAGGAAAAGCTAACATTACATTAGATTGCGAAAGTCAACTTATTTCCTTAGAAAAACCAAACACAAGAAGATATACGCCAGAAGATCAAAAAATAGATTTTCCAGACGATAAAGGGTTAGAGTTTGTTGCATCTATTCAAGATGATGAGGTTATATGGGGAAGAGGATAAATAATTGGCAAATAGCCTTTCAAAAAGAAATAGAAAAACCTAGAACTTTTAACAGAGGAAGAACAGATTGTGTTATGTTTGTCCTTGATACTATCGGAAAGTATACAGACAACACTTTAGGAAAAGAGTATTTTGGTAAATATTCTAATTTATCTCAAGGGCTGAAACTTTTAAAAGATTGGGGGACAAAAGGTGAAACTCTAAACGAACACATTATAAATTTATTTGATAAGCAATTTGAAAGAGTACATATTAATTTAGCACAAAGAGGAGATATAGTAGGTTTTAATTCAGACTTAGTACAAAACATGAATGATATGCCTTGTAGTGGATTTACTGTTGGTATAATGTGTAATGGCTTTGGAAGATTCGTTAATGATAAAGGTTACGAAGATATACCAAGAGAAAATTTACAAATGGCTTGGAGAGTCTAATGGGGGGTAGTGGAGGAACTTTTTTACAAGTAGCTATCTCAGCAGGAATTGGTTACATAACAGGTGGACCAGTTGGAGCCATATTAATGGGTACTCTTACTTTTGCTTCTATAAAACTTGCTCCTAAACCAAAAATACCTGACCTTGAACCATTTTCAAATCTAGCTAGTAGAGATAGAAAGCTATCTTTTAGGCAAGCTATCACTACCAGAAAATTAGTCTATGGTAGAATAAGGGTAGGTGGTCCAATAGTATTTTTAGAATCTACTGCAGATGGAAGTACAGAAAATGAATTTTTACATATGATTGTTCTTGTAGCCTCTCACGAAATACAGAGTTTTGATGAATATTATATAAATGGTAATAAAATTTTACCAAGTCAACTAGATGCTAATGGCGAGGTAAATGATGAGTCAACTCCTTATTATGATGGCACCAAATCTTATGTAAGAATAGAAAAAGCTCTAGGAACTACAACACAACCTGCTAATGCTAATTTAATATCAGAATCTGGTGGATTATGGACAAGCGATCATAAATTATCAGGTATAGCATATGTTTATCTTAGATTTAGATTTAATAGAGATGTATGGACAGGAGGTGTACCACAATTTGCTTGTGTAATTAAAGGTAAAAAGATTTATGATCCAAGAACAGGAACTACTGCATATAGTAGGAACCCTGCATTAGTTTTGAGAGATTATATGACAACTTCACTTGGAATGAATATGTCAAGCACTAAAATAGAAACTGCATCTATTACAACTGCAGCAAATATTTGTGATGAAGATCAATCTCTATCTGAAGGAGGTACAGAAAAAAGATATACTGCTGATGGTATGATTGATACAGAGGTTAATCCAAGACAGAATATTAACGATATATTATCATCTATGTCAGGGAATATTACTTATTCTAATGGCTTATTTAAAATGTTTGCAGGTAGTACAGGTACAGCTACTTTTACTTTAACAGAAGATGATGTAATAGGTGAGATTACTACCCAAGCAAGATTGTCAAGAAAAGAAAATTTTAATTCTATTAAAGGGAAATTTTTATCAGAAGATACTGATTGGGAAGAAACAGATTATCCTGCACTTAGTCCTGCAAGTTTTATTACAGAAGATAATGGAGAAACTATTTACAGAGATTTTAATTTGCCATTTACTACTTCACAAGCTATGGCACAAAGAATTTCAAAAATGCAATTATATATTGCAAGGCAACCATTAACTGTATCAGGAACTTTTAAATGTACTGCTTTCGCTATTAATAATAATGATCTAGTAAAATTAACAAATTCAAGATATGGTTGGAATGAAAAGTTATTTAGAGTACACACTTGGGGTTTTAATAATAATACAAGTGGTGTAAGTGTTGCACTTACTTTAGTTGAATATTCAGCTAGTGCCTATTCTTGGTCTACTACGGAAGAACAAGCATTAGCAGATGCTCCTAATACTATATTACCCAATGCTTTTAATGTTTTTCCTCCTACAAACTTACAAGCAGTAGAAAATTTAGTAGTTGCAAGGGATAATTCAAGACTAGCGTCAAGTTTAGATATTTCTTTTACTGAATCAGTAGATGCTAGGGTAACAGGTTATGAAACAGAATTTAAATTAACTTCAGAGAATGCTTTTACTTCTGCAGGCAATAATCCTGCAACTAAATTCACAATATTAGATTTACCTTCTGGAGTATATGATGTAAGAGTGAGAGCTGTCACTGCCATAGGAATAACTTCTGACTTTATTTCTACTACTGTATCTTTATCTGGTTTATCTGCTCCTCCTTCTAATATGACAGGTCTTAATTCTCAACCTACTGCAGGTCTTAACTTTTTAACTTGGAATAAGTCAACTGATCTTGATGTTATTTTAGGTGGTGGTATTGAAATAATTTACGACAGACCTTGTGGATGGAATAACGTACCAGATAGAATAAACAGAGAGATATCTAAAACAGAGGACATCGCTTTTGCTATGACCGATGATTTAATTTGTCAACATTCAGAATGGGATGTCAGACTCAAACAACAATTAACTGATTTAAAAGGACTTGAGGGTAAGTGGGAAATTCCAGCAGTAATAGGACTAAAATGTTACAACATGAAAAAGACTTTACCTGATACTTGGGGGTGGACTAAAGGTTACGCTAACGTATTCAAGACTTACTCGCCTTGGTCATCAGGTGAT